ATTTTTCTGAAGTTCGTAAATGGGTCACTCAAAATGGTGATAATGATCCAACAACAATATTTAGAAAAATTTATGATGGAATTAGTAATCATTTAAAAGATACTTCAATTCCACAAGCAGTACTTATTATTGCGGAATATCAATATAAGTCTGCATTTGTCGCTGATCAAGAAATTAATCTTGTAGCGTGTTTAACTGAAATGATGGTAGATTGTGAGTTCAAATGAAAAATATCATATATGAAGAAAATGGTTGTAATTGGGTTAATATAGCGGATTTGAAACCTAATCCACTTAATGCCCTGTTATATGGAGATGAATCAGCTGAAGAATCTAAACAATTAGAATTAGCTGCTTCTATGAGAACGGAACTGGACAGGGGCTTTCCTCCAAATAAAGTTCCTATTTCTATTCATCCTGATGGAACAATTAGTTCTGGACATACCCGTTGGGAATCAGGAAAACAGATTGGTGCCACTCGATTAAAGGCGGAGTACACAACTGATGATTTTCCAAATGGTAATGATCCAACATATGATGATTTATCCAATATTGCGGATACAAATATCTATAGAGAGATGTCTTATTCTGTAAAACTTAACTGCTATTTGGTACTTAAAGATGCGTGGGAGAATCAACATGATAAGAAAATGACAGGCAAACCAAAAGAAAGACTCCTTAAACAAATATCAATACATGAACAGACTGTTAGAAGGTTATCGGAGATTAAAGATTTTCGCCCAGATTTATTGAAAGATATTGATAAGGGTGCTACTTCTATTGAGTATGCTTGGAAAGTTGCAACTGGAAGAGAATTAAAAGTCATACCAGCAAAGGAAAATGGTATGAATCTTTATAAATTATTTACTTCAGAAATGAAAGTAAGAGTGAAATCTTATGCTGTAAATGCTCTTAAGCAATATCGTAATGCAAAAGTTGAAACTCAGGATGGACTACTTTCACCTATTGAAGATGATTTGGGTTGGGAACCTGTTAGATTTACCGGTGTTGTATCTGATACTTTTATGTGGGCAATGGGGGTTGTGTTGCGTGAAGAGGGATATCAAGTTGAAACTGCAAATGGTAGCCCAACAGATGCCGATGTTTATCTGGTTAATGAAAATGAAAAAATAGAAATTAAATGTACTGAATTTAAAGGATCCGGATCCAAGACTTCTTGGAAAGGTGGTAACGGTATTCGTGAGGGTGAATTTCTTTTAGTGGCACATGCTGATAATTTTACAAAGTTGTTTATAACATTTACATCATTAACAAGAGATGATTGGAAGAGAATGGGTAATGTTGGAACTGAACTTACTTTGAAAACATGGTGTGAGAATCACGCAGAAGATCCTGAAACTAATGAATTTTGGAATGGTAATGTTTATTTCTCTTCATCAGCAAACACAACTATAATGGAATTAGAGTCTATTTGAAATGTCACTAACCGCACATCTTTATGATTTTAAGCCTCAAAAAACATTACGAATTTTAGTTTATCCTAATATTACATATGCTAAAGATTTAGAGAAAGATAGTTACATTCAAGTAATTCACTCCATGATCACAGAGTTGAATAAAATTAGGGATGATTTATTTTTCTATTTGGTAATGCCAAAGTATTTGTCAATGTTTTCGGACTTTGCTAATGTACATCAATTCGTAATGTTTTTTCCTAGTTACCCTCAAAATATGAGGGTACACTTTAATGCGAAAGATTGGGAAGTCATTCGCCATAGGAAATGGGATTTTGATTTAATATTTTCCCACCTACCAGAACATACTCTTAATATTAAAAATATTTTATATAATACCTCAAGTCACAATCCACCGGTCGTGGGTTATTGTCATTGGTTTGATATTAAAGATGTGGTGGTTTCTACTATGCATACTTTCAATTATAATTTAATGGGCATATTAGAAATGAAAAAATGTTATTTGAACACTCAGGCTCAAAAAGAGTTAGTATTAGAAGAAGCAGGTAAAATTTTGAGTATATGGAATTGTAAAAAATTAGATGAGATTTTGACAGTACAACATCCTGGAATCAAAAAAGAAGATATAGTAAAAGAACCATTAAAGGAGACCGAAAAAACAATTGTATTTAATCACCGACCAGCTGCATACAAAGATTTTGATAATTTCATAAAGACTATGGATGAATTGTGGAAACAGAGACAAGATTTTAAGGTGTGGATTCCACTTTTAAAGAGTTCAACTAGACCATATATCACTATCAACAAATACGATAAGAAAGATTATTATAATGAATTAAGAAAATGTAGAGTTGGATATTCTCCGAAACAAGAATATGCTGGATGGTCAGTAGCAACTACTGATGGTATTATGAACGGAACACCATATATTATGTATGATGCGCTATACTATAAAGAACTTAATCCTACTGCAGATTTTTTTAAAACAAATGAAGAAGCGATTAAATTACTAAATTTATATTTAGATGATGATTGGCATCGGCACGAGCAATCAATTATGGGATTAATGCATTGTATTGACAATTTGATATATGAATATGAAGATGATATGCAACAAATGCTTGATTATTTTGATAAAATAGTTTCTGAAGAAAAATGTATTACAGATCGGTCTGGTCGATTTAAGGAAATGATAGAAATAGTAAAAAGAGAAGGGACCGTTTCTAAATCTAAATTAACTGAATGGATGAATAATGACAGACCTTATGGTATAGCATTAAACCCATATAGACGAGCATTACTTAAACATCCAAATATCTATGATTCTAATGTTGCAGAGCCCCACTATATATGGAAAACTTAATTAATGATGATTGCTTCAACATTCTTCCTAATATTGAAGAAAGTTCGGTACAATTGTTATTTACAAGTGTACCTGACATAAATGATTTAGGATTTGATGCGAATCAAGGACAATATATTGAATTTTTAAATAGAGCCCTTTTACAATTTTGCAGAATAACAAAAAATACAGGTTTTATTGTATTATGTCAATCTGATAGAAAAATGAAAGGAAAAATATTTTCGAAACATTCATATATTATTAATCAGATGCAAGACCTAGATTATATATTAAAAGATTACAAAATTGTTGTTAAAAATAATATTGAAAGTAAAGATCAATACATTTTTCCGTATTTACATTTATGTGTTTTTACTCGCGAAGGAACAATTTCAAGGAAAGGTGATTGGTTAAGAAATATTTTGGTCTATAAAATGATAAAAAGTGCAATAGGATCTCATCATGATTGGCCAGAAGAATTTGTAAAATTAGTGATAAGTTATCTTTCAAATGAAGATGATTTAGTTGTTGATCCATTTGCGGGTTCAGGGGTCGTTCCCTGTGTAGCAAGAGATATGGATAGAAAATATTTAGGAATTGAACTAGATAAACCACAATATGAAGAGATGTATCAACGGTGCAGTACATCTACACTTCCTTTTTAGTATAAATAATATTATGGGACCATTTGATTATATTAAAGCTATTAATAAACATGAAAATATCATGAAAAATGACCCTTTTGCAGAGAAGGATTATACTCCTTTTCTCGTTAATAGAGGTCTTTCCTTCTTTCAAGATACAATTCTTCAAGTAAATGAAGTAAATAGGTTACATTTTCTTGATAAACGCCTCCAATTCGATTATTTACTAAATAATATCAGACCAAGAAATAGATGGTCTAAATGGTTAAAACCAGATAAAATAGAAAATTTAGAAATAGTCAAAATGTATTTTGGTTTCGGTAATGAAAAAGCAAAGGATGCTTTGGAAGTACTTTCTGACAAACAAATAGAAAATATCAAAGCACATTTTACAGAAGGTGGAGTGGAAAGACATGATAAATATTGAAGACATGATAGAATGTACATTAGCAGAACCTGATGATTTTTTAAAGATCCGGGAAACGCTTACTAGAATAGGTGTTGCATCTAGAAAAGATAAAACATTATACCAATCTTGTCATATATTACATAAACAAGGTCGGTATTTTATTGTACATTTTAAAGAATTATTTGCCCTTGATGGTAAACCAACAAATTTTTCAGAGAATGATCAAGCGAGAAGAAACACTATAGCAAATTTACTTGCCGAATGGGGATTAATAAAATTAGTATCCTCAGAAGAATCGGCAGAATTAGTTGTACCCCTAAATCAATTAAAAATCCTTTCATATAAAGAAAAAGATGAGTGGATGTTAACTGCAAAATATAATATTGGTAATAAGAAAGTAGAATATGAGCAAAGCGAAAACACAAAATCTGACGGACAAGAATAAATCATTATCAAAATCCCCAATGAATGAGGAAAAACTAAAGTTTTTTAAAATAAATACTGAAGTACAATTACCAGTATTTGCTACAAGAGAGTCAGCATGTTTTGATATATATGCTAATATAGTTAAAGATGATAATATAGAATATTATGGTTCCGTCCAAAACAAAAAACTACCAAGAAGAGTATCGTTTGATATAAATAGTAATAGAACTTATGTTCAGCTTAATAATTTGGAAAGAATGTTAGTTCCTACAGGGCTTATTGCAGATATTCCTGTCGGATTTTCAATTCGATTACATCCAAGATCCGGTCTGGCATTTAAACAGGGAGTTTATCTCACAAATTGTGAAGGTGTTATTGACAGCGATTATGTTGATCCTATTTTTGCAATGGTTACTAGTATAAGTAACGTACCTGTGAAGATTTTTAATGGAGATAGAATATGTCAAGGAGAACTAGTTCGGTGTGAAAAATATACATTGAATGAGACTGATGAAGCCCCTTCTCAAAAAACAGATAGAGATGGAGGGTTTGGTTCAACGGGTGTGTAATTAGTACGCATCTGTATATTTTAACTTAATCTATAACGGAGTAAAAATGTTAGAAAAAGCAACAGGCTGGATTAAAAGCCTAACAGAAGCAGGTCTTGCGTTAATCGCATTAGGCGTGGTTCTTCAAATTCTTTTCGGAGCAGCTGTTCCTTTCATCGGCCTTGATGTCGTTGGTTCAGTTACCGGTTTAGTCAAAACTTTGGGTGGTGAAGGTCTTGTAGGTTTAGCCGCAATATGGGTACTTTGGGCAATTTATTCCAAGAAGTAATCTATTGACAATTCAAAAAAGTATGTTATAATATAGTAAGTGAATTTTATATTATGGAAATACAACTGAAAGGGGACCTGATCTCTTAAGTGAGTGGATAGTCCCCTTTCTTTTATTATGAAACAAAATTGGCAAATTGAAGAAAATGAAATGGAAACAAAATTTAAGTTAGTTGTAAAAAACTCAGGTAGTTATACTGCTGATTCTTTTTTAGAGTTAATTTGGATAGTTTTTAAGCATCGATGTCAGCATCTTTTAAAAGGAGATGGCTTCATCGATTGAGGTTGTCCATAGTGGAAACCTCGACAAGATCACCCGCTCTAGCGAATGAGGGGTGAATTTTAAATATTCTCGCTTATATAAGGAGGAATTATGGTACAATTTCGCGCATCACATATGCCCACAAACTTTGGGGATATAGAAAGAGCTCTAGGATTTTCTATAGGGTTCGATTCAATGTTTGACCGTTTGCTTGGAGATTCCACGCAACATGTTACAAACAGTCAAGGGTTTCCCCCATACAACATCCGAAAAGACGGAGACACCAAGTACTTCATTGAAATGGCCGTTGCTGGTCTTTCAGAAGAGGATCTTGAAGTCGAATTAAAAGAATCCGTTCTACAAATTCGGTCTAAGCAATCAACAGAAGATGAAGCTAATTATGTTCATCGTGGGATTGCCAAGAGAACATTTGAAAGGGCTTTCACTCTTTCTGATGATATTGTTGTAAAGGGTTGTGACCTTACTAACGGAATGTTAACCGTTGAACTTGAGAGAGTAATTCCAGAGGAAAAACGAGCACGTTTAATTCCTATTGGAACTAAGAAACTCAAGTCGATTAACTAATTCGATGCGCCCATCAGTATTTTATACTGGTGGGCTTTTTAGTTCACTAAATATTACAGAAACAAAAACCTTACATTAGGAGAAAAAATGTGTAATAACGAAGAATGTAAATGCGAAAACTGTACTTGTGAACCTTGTACATGTACAGCAGAAAATCAATGTGGATGTGAATAATTATGGAGAAAAATTATGTTACCATTAGCGGGACTATTATTTAATGTTATTTCTAGCCTTGTCGTAGACAAAGCAACAGATTTAGCAACTGAACATGTGGAAAATATGTTAGAAGATATCCTTCCAGAAAGTGCTAAAAAAGAATTGGATAAAATCATAAAAGAAGATTCACACCATACTTTTGACAATGCAAAAGATGCATTGATGGGTGCGGTTGAAGGCAAACTACCTATTCTTAAGGCAGATGGGACACTCAAACCAATAGAAATATCATTTAAAGTTACGTATGATCCCACATCTGGATCAGTTGACATAGAAAAAGAATAAGGAGATTATGTCTGATAGAATAAGATTATCAAAGAATTTTGCACTAGCAGAAATGGTGAAGAGTTCCACAGCAGAAAGATTACGCGTAGATAATTCACCAGGTTCACATCATCTTGTGAATTTAACACATCTTTGCATTAATATTTTACAGCCAGTTAGAGAACATTTTGGAGTTATTACAATTAATTCTGGTTATAGAAGTCCTGCACTAAATGCAAAAGTGGGCGGATCTAAAACGAGTCAACATTGTAATGGACAGGCTGCAGATTTTGAAAGTTTTTCAACACCAAATCCAGACTTAGCTAAATGGATTACTAAGAATTTGGATTTTGATCAAATTATTTTAGAGTTTTATGATGGGAAAGACCCTAACAGCGGTTGGGTTCATTGTAGTTATAATCTTATGGGGAACCGTAAGAAAATACTCACCGCACTTAAAACTAAAAATGGTGTAGTTTACAAAAATGGCTTTGTATCGAAATAAAATAATAG